TGAATACTACTGAATCCCAACCTCCAGCCAAAGCAACTGAATCAATTAATTGTTGCAGGTTTATTCCGTCCGTAGAGCTGGTCCCAGTTGCAACATTTTTAAGCCTTGAGTTTGTAAAATCCGAACTATCCCTAACTATTAAAACGTCTGTGTTAATCCTTTTTTGGCTAAAGGCTAAAATAGGAATTAAGGCAAATATTATAATTATTAATTTCTTCATTATTGGATATTTTTTATTAATTGAATATCAATGTTTGCAACTCCTCCGGTAATTGTTGCATAAGTATCTGTTTCTGCCGTCCTGCTCACATCACCGTGTATGCCAACTGTCTGTTTATTATTTGAGCTAGTTATATTAAACGGATAAACCAATTCATCACCAGCTAAAGTTGTACCTAGCTTAAATTCTACTGTCGCTCCCGATACCCATTCAACCCTTGCAGTGTGAATCAAGTATCCTATTGGAATTGTAAATGTTACGCTTCCGCTTGCATTTTCTTCTGTTAGTACCATAGTGTCTGTTGTTCCTGTTGAATCGCAATCAAAACCCACATCGTGACTATTAACGCCCAAATACTCTTTGTCGTTTAAAGTCATACTAAAATCTACTAAATTAGTGCTTTCTATTGGTGATATTTCCGGTAAATCCTGCCTTATGTAACTTATGCTATTAATTACAAAGTTATCCATAGAGCTAGCAATCCTAATTGTCTCACCTAAATATCTAGGTATCTCTTCACACTGAAATGTAAATAACCTTTGTACCGTTTCTTTTAATTTTGTTAATTCTGTTTGGTTGTCATATATCGAGGTTTCACCACCAAATTCATAATCCTTTAACCTGCCTTTTATATATAATTTATATGTAGTTCCTGTCGAAAAATCAATCTGAAAGGCATTATCTTGATTATAGTATTCTAATACAAATACTTCCTGAGCGTCTACCTCATCCTGCAAATTAGCATCACCATAAAACGGCTCACTTTGATATACCACAGAACCCTGAACAGCTCTTATATATGTTTCTGTTGTAAATGCCGAAAAATCAACGTCAAATTCAAAAAAGAATAAGTCATCTGTACCATCACTGTCCTGGTCATAACTTGTCATTAATGAAGCTGTAATAACAACAGTTGAATTGTCTGCCTTGTATGCAGTAATGGTAGGAACCGTATCAGAATCAGACTTTATTATTACTGTTTCGGTATCAGAAGTCTTCCACCTTTGACAGTAAGTAAAAATATTATCATTCCAAAACTTTTCATTCTGTAATAAGGTATTATCAAAATTAGGGTTGTTTGAATCAACCTTTCTAAATCTTATGCTATTTCCCTGCCCTATAATCATAATTTAAACAATTACTTTTACATTACTTAAGTCAACTCTTAATAATCTAAATTCACCTTTTTTATCTTCATTATTTGTCTGTACTTCCAAAATCCAACCATATTTATCTGTTCCAACCTTAAAAACCCCGTATGGGTTTGCCAATATTGCCGCAATTGTGGCTTCGTTCACTGGAGCAGGGAAAACATACGCCTCTGGAATCCAATAACCTAAAGTTAAATCGTTTATTGTTATGTCTTCATTTTCTGCCTTGTTTACTGATTCAGTTGTTTTTCGTGTAATTAATTTCGTGTTCTTATCAGACTGCATCCATTGAACCTCTTTTCCAACGTCCATTTGCATTGATCTGATTTTATTACCGTGCCTTTCTAAATTTCTTCGTGGTGTAAAATCTAAATTATAGCTTTCGTCGGGGTCAACACCACCGGAAACATAAGAAAAATCTTCATCTGTCTTTGCCGCCCATCCTGATCCTGCTCTTTTGGAATCAAATAAAAATGTATCGTTATCACCACCAACGTCCTCGCTTGCGTCAGTTGATTGTGGTTTTTCTCTTAGCTTATTAACCCCCTGAGTATCGCCCCTGTATTCTGCCTGTAAATCGAGTGTATTTTTAACAGAGATTATATTTGTAGCATAGGTTGACTTGGTGTTAAATTCCTTTAACCCATCAGTATATTCGTATTCAAAATCAGAATAACCAGATTTTATTTCATTGGCATACAGGTCAGGGATAACCTCTTTTGATAGTATCTCATCGGTTACATCTCCAGATAAATCTAATATTTGATTAACCGTATATGGGCGGGTATCAGTCGCCGGGTAGTCTGCATTATCGGAAATATTATAAAAGTATGCCTCTTTTTCAATCTTAACCTTCTCGCTACCTCCAACCGTTTCAAATCCTAAACCTATATTTCTTAATCCGTTTAGTGTTTTAAATATACCGCTTAGGCTGGCATTAAATGTTTCAAGTGTATAATCAAACTCTCGAATAAGTTTGCCTGAAGTGAATGTCATTAATGACCCATTACCATCGCTTCCGTACACCTGTGGTAAAGAATCTGTCCTGCCAAGTTCATTACTATCTAACGGGTCCGTAATGCCTGAAATGAGCTGTATTATTCTGGCAGTAAACTCAAAGGCAGGAAATGATTTAATAGTAACTGTTGGTAAAGATGAGCCCAAATCCTGAACAGCATCTATATTCATAACCACATAATCAAAAGAGTAGTCAACTGTGCCACTAGCAATGCCCTGAATGGTTAAAATATCCCCAGGCACAACCGATATGGATTCACTAATTGTAAAATCTATTTGTGCAATTTCAGTATTTAATCTTGATATACTAGCCTGATATACTATTGTTGCATTTTTTCTTATAGTTAATTCGTGTTCGTAATCTCCTAACTGCCCAGAATTATAAGACTGAAAATAAACTGTTATGGTTCCTGTTATATCTATCGTTCTGGATGCTATCGCATTGATAGCAGTAAAAAATGGAGTCGTTATATAATATTCTTGGTTTCCTGCCTCATCAACTAAAAATTCAGATGAATTAACAATCATTGGAACATAATGATTAAAATCACCAGCAGATATGTATGTTCCCGGGAAAGGGTCAGTTGTGCCTAGCCCCCAATCAGCATTAACTATTGCTGTGTATTGGTCTAGTGTTAATTCTGCTGGCATTCCTGTTATTTGTGCCATAGAACCAGCCCCACCACCAATGTACTTAGTATTAAATAAATCTACATTTATGTCTTCACGGTTTAATATAGCGTCTTGAAAGCCTGTATTTATTATTCCACATGTAACTCCTATTGAATCTGTTTTGTAAGTAGACAAATCTAATTTGCCAACAAAATAACTTTCATATTTAAATGTTGCGTTGTTTTGTAGTTTTACGGTAATCGTAATAACATAATCAATACCACCACGCTCATAAGCAGTTTGAATAAATTCCCTACCGTCACCATTAAATGTTAATTCCTTAGTTGAAAATTCCTTTAGTATTCCTTTATATTTAGGGTCACGAATAAATGTCAATTCAGCATCCTGCCAACCGTCTGGAGTATATTTCAACTTCAGAGGCACATCCTCCTTTGTGGACAATGTAAATTCAAATAGCTTATTGCTATTGCTATGGCCTAAGCCAGCTAATGTTTGTTGACTAGTCAATTTAATCTGTTTTTACTGTTTCTATAATTAACCCAATAATTACCCCTTCGTTCTGCTATCTTTGAACCGTTCTTATAAATTGGTTGTGGTATGTTGTTAATTGCCTTTCGTGTTAATCTTAATTCTTTTACAACATCGCCGTTATCTAATTTTGCTTGTGTCTCTTTGTTTGTGTGTACCTTAGATCCTTTTTCAAGGTTATAAAGCCCCCTATTTTCTGCCATCCATATTTTACCATCTGGATTTTCTATCATTTCCTTACCTCTTTCTGCCAATTCAGCTATTCCTCCAGGTGCGTCTTCTGTACCATCGGCAAAGGCTGGCACTTTACTTTTCTGAAATGTTTTAAATATGCCAATAAACTGAGCAATAGTCCCGGCAATTAACGGAATATTAAATGGGAATGGTGCCGCCGCTGCTGATTTTGCGGTTCCTTCTGCCTGCTTGGCAGATATTACACCAAGGCTAATCAGATTTGATTTAATGGCATCCGCTTGCTGTAATGCTATTGCCGCTTTTCCTATTGCAGATTCCTGTCCAAATACGCTTGCGATAACGGCTAATGATTGTAATTTTTGTTGTCTTCTCTGTTCTTCTATTTTTTTCTCCTCGTTTTGTAATCTTATGGCATTCTTTATTTTTTGATCTACCTTTAAGGCATCTATTCTTAATTCTTCAATTGACTCATCTTCTATTCTTTTTAATTCTGCATCAATTGACTTATCGGCAAGCTCTTCTTCTTTTTGGCGTATGTCTATAAGATCCTGTGCAGCCTTTAGTCTATTATCTCGCTCAAATAATATGAACTTTTCTTTTTCAATAGATGCATCCTTCTCAGCCTTTTCTCTCTTCTTGCGTTCTTTTTCTGTTTCCTCTTCTACCCTACCTTTCTCAACCGTTACTACTATTAATTTATCCAGTGCCGCTATTTGTTTTTCTATTTGGTCTACATTTTCTACGCCAAATCCTATTAGTTTAAAATAACTGACACGTAATAAATTAACAGCTCTGTTATTAGCTTCTAGTGCAGGAACGCCCTTGTCAATTAATGATTTTGCAATATTTTCAACCTCTTTCCTATCGTTAATCAACGACTGCCCTAAAGCGTCTTCTTGTGCAATTTCTTGTGCGTCTTTTCTCCAAGCATCAAATATTTCTTTGTTTGATTTGCCCAAAAACTGTAAGCCATCAATTGCAGTTATTAATAATTTTACTAGACCCCTTACAGAAACGGCAATAACACCACTGCCGCTATCTATGTCTAATACAAACTTTTCCCATGTGGAATCTAATATTTTTAATTGAGAATCCATAGACTTTAACTGCTCATCAGTTAATACCTTTAATGAACCCCCAGACAAATTATCGAATTCATCACCTAGTGATTTAATTCGATCTACATTATCAGCCAATATCAAGCCCAGTCCAAATGCACGTTTTCCGAACAGGTCAGAGGATGTTTTAACCTTGTCTGTTGAAGTGTTTATTAATTCTAACGCCCCGTTTAGATCAAGTCCCTTGCCAACTAGCCTAGCAAAAGAAGTATTAAGCAATGCTCCGGCTCTCGATGCTTTTACGCCATTGTCCTGAAGTATCCCTATTAATGCACCTGTTTTACCTAAGGTTAAATTTAATGCGTTGGCGGTTGGCGCAAGGAATCCTAAGGCCTCCTGTATTCTTTGAAAGTTTAACGCCGTTGAGGTGCGCATATTTGCAATAATATCAGCAAACTCAGCAGCACTTTCGGAACCTTTACCAAATGCGTTTAATGTTTGTCCTAATAATTCAGCAGCATTTTCTGAGGTTGTTTGTAACCCAATAGCCAAATTATTAACAGGTTCCAACATATCAATTACTTCTTCCCTTGTCTTGCCAAGTGTAAACAATACCTCTGCTAATTTAGCTACTTCATTTGATGTCTTTATTGATTGACTAGCAACCTTTTTTATTGTTTTTTCAACTCCTGATAATTCTGATCTTGTAACTCCTAGGATACCTGCAATATTCTGCATCGCTGCATCAAATTGTCTTATCCTTCTAAATGTGTTCTTTATGGCATTAATAAATAAAAATATAGCACTAGTTAAGCCTAATGCTCCGGCAAATCTAACTGCTGCTGCCTTGGCTTTAATTCCAATACCCTGTAGCGCAGAACCATAATTTCCTATATTACGTTTCTGTTTAGCCATTGCAGTACCTTGTGCGGTTATTTTACCGTTTAGCCTATTAATTGCTGACCTTAATAAATCCGCCCTCTTTTTCCCATCAGCAGTAGTTTGGTTGACCTTCGATAACCGAGTATTCAATATCGTAACAACTGCGCTTAATTGTTTGGTGCTGCCTTTTTCTGCCAGCAGCAATCGAGCCATATCCTTAGAATCCTTCGCCCTCTGTTGTGTTAATACCTCACCCTTTTGAAGTACTCTATTGTTTTTTTCTGTTTGGGCAATAGATTTTACGAATACTTGATGTATTTGTTTTTCTATTTTAACCCGTTCTTGTTGTAATGAGGTTGCCTTTTTTGTATTTTCGTTTAATGTCTTTTGTTTTTCTGCTTGCGTTTTAGTTGATTTGTTTAGTTTACCAATATCCGTATCGAGTTTCTTAGCTGTCTCTAACACCTTAGTCATTTCCTTCCCGGTCCTGACCAATTCATCATTGAATTTAGTTAACCCTTTGGTTAACTCACCATTTTGTATGTTTTCTAGTGGGTTTGCCATTTCTTCAATTCTTTGTCATACATGGTTTTAAACTCATACAGTTTTATGTTCCTACTTATTTCGATGCCTCTCGAATCTTCAATTAATAATATGGTTTCACTAAATGAAACACCATCCTTCTTATCTGTTGGTTTGTTTAATATTTGTATTTTCTCCTTTAGTCTATTTATTTCATCTATTATTCTTTCTAGTTGGTCCGCACCATGATATTCAACTCCAAAATATTCCTTATATGTTGATTTAGCCAAATCACTACATACTGTCATTAAATCACTGTAAAGGGCTGGTAGTATATTATGAACCTTATTTTCAATCTTCAATCTAAACACGTCTGAATTGAAATATTTTGATGTGTTTTGAGAGTTGAATAATTTATTATACTCCTCGGTGAAAGATTTGAATTTTTCTGAACGATTAAATAGCCCGAAACATCTCCTAAATCCAGTATCGTATATCAATGAAACTGAATTAATAGATAGTTTATAAGCCCAATAATTTTTCGTAGGCTGCAATTGTGTCAACCCCGTTTTTAAACTTAATATCTTCGCTATTATCTTTTTGAAGTTCATAAATCTTTTTACCGTATCTGTCTACTTGTACGTTTGAATAACTTACGCTTGAATCAGTTGTGTAAGAATTTGCCGACACAACAGTATTAATTCCCTTGTATAGATTTCCAGATAGCTTCAAGTCGACTGTTCCACTTGGCGCCAAACTTCCTATACGGCTTTTAAATGAAGCGTAACGAATAGATTTATATAATCCAACCTTTCCGCCGTCTCCTGACTCCCCGACTTTTAACTGACCCTCTATCCGTTTAGAAACTAGCCCTGAATTTTTCTTTGTTATATCCAAGGCTAGTTTTTCAACGTTAATCTTCTGGGCTTTTTTTGCGAGTGCTAACAGGCTCAATTTTACCCCCTATCTTTTTATACTCTTTTTTCCAGTCCATCCCTGTGTGATCTATACTAAGTGCTTTAAACCACCTTTCAAAATCAGCAGGTTTTAACTTTGCGAGTTTCTTGTTAATATCCATTATGGAGTTATGCCCTCACATCTTAACCACCCTGAGATATGCGTTACAGTCGTACTAGACAAAACCATAACCCTATAAACAACGTAATCACCATCAACTAAGTTAACGGGCGAAGCGTCCTTTTGAATAGTTAGAATATAATCACCGCCTCCAGATTCAGTTGTCATTGTAACCAACGGAGTAGATACATTACTCATGGTAGAAGACTCATCAAAATCAGCAGTTACAAGCAAGGTTTTATTGTCTGCACACCTATTATTAACATGAACCGTTTGAACTCCGGCTGCATAAACAGCAGTTTGAACAATATTTAATCCATTTGGCATAGCTGCAACTAATTCTGAAGTGTCCCAACTTGGCTCAAAAACAAACTGATCAAACAGTTGTTTTTTGTTCGTATGGTTCACATACAGCCTAAATGCTGTGGTTGCATCAACTTCCTGTAGCAACTTACTATTTGCTGTTATATTTGCCTTGAATGGTTTGAAATAACCTATCTCAGTGCCAGAAGTGTCAATAGTACCCAATATAGTACCATCCTGTAATTCATAGAAGACTCCATAATTACCACCGCCAACGGTGTTTAGCATTTCTTTGAAATCACAAATATTTGAATCTAAGAAAAATTCAAAACTTGGTAAAGGCGTGTTTGTTATTTTCTTCGCCTTAGAGACTGCACCCGTTACAATATTCGGGTCATCAGTAGTGTTGTTATAACTATCCAAACCAGCAATGGCATAAACAGTTAAATTCGTACTTGTACTGATTAGTGTAGTCCAATTTGATAGGACTTTTTTATTTGCATAACTGAACTTTACGTCTTTATCAGTTATTATTACGTTCTTAACTTCACTTAGGGGAATTTGGCAATCTCCATTTATCCCACCTGGAAGCAATACATTACATGCTTGTGTCATATCTTAACAATTTGTGGGATATTTTATTTCAGTATTAAATCTAAATAAATGATACTGATTCATGTCATCCCCTGTTTTTACTAAATCATATTCATCGAATGCGGTATAGTCTCGTATTAATCCAGTGACCTTAAACCCGCTTTTTTTTATTTCTTTCAACACATCTCTATGCGCATACTCTGTTGCCCTTTCGGTTGTCACTAATGGATAAAGTGTCTTTAAATTTACAGAAAAACAAATCCACACATTAGCATTAAATCGACTATCATAGCCTTCTTCTGACTGTATGTCAAAAAAACTTAGTGCCGATATTTTACCATTTAATAATACATCAATATACTTTTTAGATGTAGCGTCGTATGCCCTCGGAATAGTCTCACCTTTTTGGTTAACTATCCTTTGGACTCTTCCATATCTGGCATAATCAGAATGCGTACTCCATAAATTAGATGCAAAAATTGCATTTAACCTTGCTATTGGAACATCTATACCTACACTCATACCGAATATACCTCAAAATTATCATCTACATTCTCCGCAAAAGCATTGTCTTTATATCCAAGTTTCGAGAGCGTTGATTTAAGCCTTTTGTAACAAGACTTTAATTTTACGATTACCGTATCGCCTTCAAAACTCTTCAATTCGAACAATATCTTATCAAAATCTATATTCCTTTCCCTTAATTCGCTTTGTGCATCTGGATTATAAGCAAACATACTCAGTATGTCATACTCAAATTGCCTTTGAAAACACTCAGCAAATTGCAACATGTGTTGTTTTATAAAGCTAGTCAGATCGTAACTTATTGAAAAATTAAGGTTTAACCCATAATTCCTATCATAAATCAAATCAGCATCGCTAAAATCAACCAAATCTGCAACACTATCTATTTCAAACGGTGCGATATTCGCATATTTATACATATAATTACTGAAGACGGTATTTTTACCTATCGCATGATCTGTTAAATCATCTTGGTCGTAAAACAAATACCAGGCTCCGGTATTACTTGTAATTTCAATTTGCGTTATATCCTGCCAATTAAAATAATTAGCTGTTGAATCAAGAGAAAATGAACTAACTAATGTATTCTGATTATAAAGTTTAAACGGTATTGTTTCAACACCTTCGAAATCCAATCCAATCTGATTGATAATAAAAAGTAAGTGGTCAGATGAAACAGGATTAATCCTATACCCAACCAACTTACTTGTATTTTCTATCAAATCATCAGTCTTATCGGCGATCCTGTATAAAAAAATATTGTCCTCAATAAAATTAGGAACAATTAAATCACTAATTACAACCTCGATTGAACTTCTTATCTTATCCTTTAAAATCAATGACAATAAAGTAGTTTCTTTCCAGTATGCAGTATCGCTCACGGCATTACCAACATTAGCATCAACAACAGATATATAATACTTTGAACTATCCGTTACGACATTATCTAAACTAAAAGTCGTATTATAATTTGTATAGGTAGTTCCTGCTGCATAATCAGCAATCGTATATCCAGAAAGTAACGGCAAGAAAGCCTCAATGTTTTCAATACTCAACACCGGATGAACACCAGTATTAAAATACCTCTTAGACTTTGAAACTCCCGTTAGGTCACTATCTAAAACAGACGTTGAACTATTTAACGAATCTTTAAACGTTATTAGTTTATCCGTAAAGAACTTACTTTGTATGTCATTTAGATTATACATATTTATTTCGGTTTAATAGAACTCACTTTCAACTTTTCAGCCTTAGCAATTTGTGCTTTTGCCTCACCATCTAATCTTAAAATAAGATCCATCGATTCCTTTGCGGGTAATTCAAGCAATCCAGCTAATACCAAATTGAACTCTACTCTTGTTAGTGTGATTTCTATTTTATCCATAAATTAGTTTTTACACGGACTCCACGCAGAAGTCCCGTCTGTGTTAATATACAAATCGTGATTTGTTGTATCAATACATAAGCTATCTACTGGAGCTGTTAAATTTCCATTTGGTGTACCCGCATAATGCGTAAATATTCCACCTCCTGAAAACATAATATCAGCAGTAGTATAATTTGCCGAACCCATGTTAATACCATAATTAACATCGCCTGCTGTATTTGACATCATAATGTCGTTTTCAACGGCTGTCTTTGAATTATTCTCATTTTCAAGAAAGATATTAGCAGTACTAATACCTTGATTTTGAATACGAATTCCGTAATCCATTCTTACACCAGCACTTGTAGTTTTAGCCGTAAGTTTAATACCATGTGTATCAACGCTCATGTCTGTCTCTGGGAGAAAAACAAGGTCAACAACACTAAGAGTACCTCCTAAGGTTGTTGCAACGTCAGCACCATTATAAGGACCTAGATATCCACCTATTGAAGAAATATCATCTAATACACCTATCCCATAACTAGAGGAAAGATCAATAGCTCCTTCAATACCTCTACATTTATTCACAATTTTATCAGCAGCAGCCAAATCTCCAAAGTACACATGTCCTTTTGTTCCAAGAGCATTTTGTACTGAGTGTCCTACTCTAGCTAAACCCGAAATACCGTATGAACCACCGGCAGTCATATCTGCTCCTGATCTCCATACTGTATATAGTGGTCGTGCATAATCATCTGATGTTTGCGTCTTATCCTGACCTGTTCGTTGGGTCCACATTCTGGTCCCCTTCCCGTCAGTTCCTATTTTTACATAATCCATATCTTCTAATTTTTAAGTTGTTGCTCCGGTTACTTTAACGATGTCATTAACCCTTGTGGTTAAATCCGAATTATAAGTAGGTACTAAAAAGAATTTATCTAAAAATCCCCACTCTTCGTAAGAGGTCATTCTTAATTCAGAAGTTGATTCTCCTAAACTAGATGCATCGGTAGCTTCACGGTTATGGAACACGTTCAACCTTTCACCAATATACGGTGCAGGAGTTGGCATAATTCCCCATATTTTTGAATCAACTACGGTTCCTGTCCTGAAATCATAAGGATAGTTCTGTACTGATCCGATTGCGCCGTCCCTTAATAGATAGGATACAAATTGGAATGAACTCGGAGCAATACCCAAAGTCTCAAAATATAAAGGAAGTTGATTTAATGCAAACTGCCTGTTCTCATCATTTTGTTGACCAAATTTAAGAATCTCATTCATTGCAAGGTTGAAACCACCTTCGTTAACTACCATATTATAATTACCAACTTTTTTGTTGATTCTCATAATAGTCTTTAAATTGCTAAACAAAACATCCTTCTGGGCTGCTTTATCACAAGTCAGCGTATCCAACGCACCATCAAATGCAAATGCACCATCACCGTTATTAATCTGAGCTTCTCCGTCCAACACCTGAGTTTTATACGCACTCAATACGTTAGCAATTTGGGTTTCCTTAGCGGCTGCCATTGCTGCAAATACTTCATCGTACTTATTTTGTACGTAAGTATTCATTTCAATGGTATTATTTACAAAGTACCCTGGGTAAACCCTAAACCCTGAAAAGATAGACACGGATGTCAATGTTTTCTGTTCTGATACTGATAAATGTTCCGGGATAGTAAAACTTTCTACTGAAGTAGTTGTGATTACATCCTCTTTCAGTCCGGTGTACTGAGTAGTTTGCCCCTGTACTGTTTGCAAGTGAGCTTTTAAAGCTGGGCTTGCTAGTACTTTATTTTTAGGGCTGTTGTGTTTCAAACACTCAATAAGACCGTACCTTTGATTTTCTTTTTCCGTCTGAGTCATACGATCTTGGTATGCATTCAGCAATGAAAAATCAATATACCTGTCTGCCATAATAAAATAAATTATTTGTTAATAATATGTACCAAGATAGTCTGTTATTTATAGTACGTTGTTTTCTTTACATAGCTCTTTGAAGCGTTCGGGGTATTTATCATCTAATTGATCCATTCCTTCGTTCGCTACAATGTAAGCTTCAATTAAATTCTGTGCTGCACCTTTGGATGTACCTTCTGGAATATTAACTACCTTCGTAGATCCACTACCGCCACCTGCACCACCGCCACCTGCACCCTGATCTGTCAGGATTAATTCTTTTAATTCAGTATCGTTCTTTAATAGGTCAGACACTAAATTAGCCTTATAATCTTTTGTTCCAATCAAATTGCCTTTATCATCATAAGACAATTCATAAGCCTCACTAATACGATCTATCGCATTTTTCTTCTTAGCTTCTAATTCGAATTTGTTTACATTATCATCAAACTTTGGCATAGAGTCAATAATTGACCTATTAAGTTTTTCTGATTTGTAAGTTGTTTCAAGTGTTTCGTACTTGGTTTTAAATTCGGTTTCCTTTGCAGCTAGTAGGTCGGGTATCTTTTCCAATTCTGTCTGAGCCTTTTCAAGTTCTATCTTAAATGTCTCATCGCCTTTGTGATTTTTAAACTTTTCCTCTGCTACTCTTACCTTCTCTTCTGCTGCTTCAATTTTACCTTTCGATGCCTCTGGTAAGTATTCAGTAGTTAACCTTTCAAAATAGGAACTAACTTTCTCATCGGTTCCATTTCTTGCTATTCCGGTTACACTGTTTAATTTAGTTGCAAAACCATCGAGTATACCATCAGCATTTTTATTTGCCAGTGCCGTTAGTTCTGTTTCTTTTACGGTGTAAGCCGCTTCGTATGCTTCCTGAATCTGTTCAGGTGTTTTTCCTTCTATTGCTTCTTTTTCTAGTAACATAGTCTGTTATGTTTTATTTAATTATAATTTAAATTCCGGTTCAACTGCAACAATCTTAGCCAATAGTTTTTCATCGCCAATATTTGCACGAAACGAAATATTTAATTCATTTGCCTTTGCTTCTAATACTTCCCTGCCTTCTGTTTTTTCAGGTTGTTTGTTTTCTTTTAGCTCTTCAATTTTAGCAGCCATTTTAGCCATCATTTCTGATTGTTCTTTTAATATATCTTTAGCTGTTTTAGGTTTTATTGCTGCCTTATTTGTACTTAATATAAGGTCACTTACTTCCTTTCTCCTCGACTCGTTTTTAACAATAACAGCCTTAGATGTTTTAGTTTTTGGCGTGTAATCAATGCAGCTTATACATTCAATCTCACAGGCTCCAATCTTAACCCAATTACGATCATCCAACATATTGGCTAATTCAAATTCATCCAACTTAGGACTTATAACCTGATTCTTTAATTTTCCGTCTTTGTTATACTGGGTTTCCTTGCCCAGTACCAGCTTTACTTGGTATACTTTCATAGTCTGTTATGTTTATGTATTTTAATAATAATAAATTCGTTGTCTTAAGCTTCTGAATCTCAGATACGTTTTCGCCAAAGTATTCATTAAAGAATAAATTAAGCTCTCCATATTCTGCCTCAAAAGCATCTATGTAATATTGAAAATTTAACCTTAATTCCCTTAATTGAGGGTCGACCCCTTGCATTGACATAAATTGATCATCGGTCAATGTTGAATAAGGAAGTAATTTATAAAGTATGCTATTCCTTTCTAATTGTTGAGGGTTGTTTTTATAAATTGTATAATTAATCCTACTTATTAAATTCTTTTTATCAATCGGATCAATTGCTTTTGCCAGGGAATCCCTTAATTCAAATTCAGTCTCAAGATAAAAGTCAGTACCCATGTCGATGTATGCGGACTTAAAGGCTTTCCCAAAGGCTATCTTAAGAGCCTTTCCGTCTAACGATGTCCTTAATATAGATAACTGTGAACTGAGTTCTATTAGTGTATTTTCGAGCGTCTGGTTACCTCTGGCTATCTGATCTTTATTCTTTGCCTGTCCGTTTGAATCTTCAAAACCCTTGCCTACTAATTTGTACTTTATATCTGAAGCCTTTTCGGCAACAAATTCATTCCACCATTTTAGTATGTCAACCGGAATATAATGAAACTTAACAAAGTTGGCATTCAAGTCTAATGGTCGTTCGCCATTCTCACCAAATTTAGGAACTGGCAACCCTATTACAGTACCCGCCTGAATTATTGTTTTCTGATTACATACGGGACAAGGAATTAACGTATCCTTATTGCCTAGCACGCCATTTGCACCTGAAACATATCCTTCAGTACATTTAGTGCCATTTTCAAACACAGTGCCACATGGTTTATTGTTCTTCTTGTAATGGGTAATAACCGGAATGGCTCCGTGTGGTAAGCATAGTTTTTGAAGGGTGTAGTAATTTACATAGTTTTCAAACATTTCTACATAGTTTGAAAATATGCTTTTCCTTACTACAAATTTATTAGTGTTTAATGATTGCACGGATATAAAGTCGACCGGGCATTCTCCTATTTCATGCAAGTTTTTGTACTCTTCTTTGTATTCTTCGCCGTCAACCGGGCTTTCCAGTTTTTCATAAACAGCATAAAACTCATCGGTATAATAAAACCATCTCTTTTTACCCTCTTTGTTTACGCCCTCAAATACAATCCTTTTTATCTTTTTGTCATCAGTTGGCTCTATTGCCCTTACATTACTTATGTCTATAATGTACCTGTATGGATTATTTTTGTCAATATAATCGGTAACAACTACTGAATTATGATTATCAATAAGGTTTTTAAATATCACATCCTTATAATAACCACTGTATTCAGAGACCAACTCAACCCCTAACTGTTTTGTTGAATTCGAAGTAAACACGTAATCATAATACGCATTTGTAGAATCGAATACTTTCTTTAGCTCAGGTACAATGTCATCTTGAACCAGGGAGGCAGTAGGTAGTGGGTAGCGTAAGAATTTAAGGAATGATTTGAAATTATCTGGACGCATCCAGCTTTTTATCCAATTTACAAAAGGGTTTGAAGATACCCATAAATTATCAACAGCCTCATTGTTATTAATATATACGTCTGAATTTAAATGAGTTTGAATAAAATAAGATAGCTTCTGTTCATAAGCAACAGCCTCTGCTATCTCTGATTTGTACTTACAAGTTTCTAAAAACTCCTTCATATCAATAACAATAATTGACATAAAGGTAACAAAATATAATTTAATTATACAAATTTATTATTAACAAACACTTTATGTATCATTTTGTTAGTCGAAGTCTATGTCTGAATAATGTTCATTCATATCTTTTTTTGTGTAGTCGATACTTACATATCTTATTGCTGCAAGCCCATCTGGTTCATGCCCATCAGGCTCAGGTATAATCTTACCATTGTGATCAACTTTCCAGAACCAACTTTCGATACCTTTCTTTAAATTAACTGATTTTGGGGTTATAAAAAGGTTGTAACCTCTTAGCTTATTTATTGAAGGAACAATCGAGCCAGCAGGCTTTTTAACACCCTTGATATTATATTTGTGTTTACGAATATCAAGTATTTCAGTTTTCCCTGCACTATCTGCAACTATTTGATGGCCCTTAAAATGATTGACTTCGTCAAGTTTATCGACTATTGAAATTCTTTCGGCTCCTATAAGCTTTTCAGGAAGTAGGTTGTTTTCACAAAACACCTCGTTACAATATAAATTGTTATCTTTTGCCCAAATATCAATTAAGGTTGTAGGATCAGGTGATACGCCGAAATCCATTCCTGAAGGTATTCTCTTAGCATCATTTGGTATTTGTGAAATGAAATCATATTTATATATCCTTCGTTCTGAATAGAACCCGGTCTGCCCTAAACCATATACCCTAAACCATTCTACATTATCACGCCTTGATTCAATATATTCAACTTCGCTTTCTGGACACATTTCATTGTCCAGGTAGGTACCAATTATTTGAGTGCTTAATTGTTCGCCGTGTTTATTCTTTAGTTTAGGAACTTCTGTGTGGGCCCAAAACTCAAAGTCTGGATTGTAATCAATATAAACTTCTTCGTGTGTCCTGCCTATGTAGGTACTGGCAACCGTCCACCCTATCTTATTACCCTCATTGACATAAAGTATATCCCGGCGTTTAGATTTACCTGC